ATGTATGAACAAACTTTACTTTGTGGAATTATGAATGATTGGTATGGCAGCATGGAGGATCTGTTCCAGGATCTGAAGCATTACGGATTTGAAGTCCTGGAGTCCAACCGTGAAAGCATCACGGTATCATGTGATGATGCCGGTGAATATGTTCAGGTTCGCCTGGTGCTCGGTGGAACCGAGCGGACGATCGTTGTTGAAGATTTCGAAGAAATTTATCGCGAGGAGGCTTAGGCCTCCGGTATTAAACCGCCGATGGCAGGTCCGAAGCCCTGCAGGAAGAAGCGCGACGGATACCGTGGATTGATGTTCGACAAGTTTCCCTGGTTTTTAATGTGAAAGCCTGAAGGTCTGGCAGCCCCGCTGGACGTCCTCGTAAATCTTGCACCCGGCCACCGGCCAGAAAGGCGTCGCCTATGATTGTATAAATTTTATCCTGGGTTTTCTGCAGCTTCCCCGCGCAGCTTAATCGAAGCGCTCCACGGTAATCCTTTTAGAAAGGAATGAATCAAAATGTTTGACAAAGAAAAATTGAAACAGGCCATGGATGATCATGGCGATACAAATAAGGCGCTTGCGGTCTTCCTGGGCATGACTGCATCCAATTTCTCGACGATTTGGAACGGGCGGCAGCCATTCCAGCGCAAGCACATAGTCCGGATCGCGGTCCGGTATCAACTCTCCCCGCAGGACTTGTGGGATATATTCTTCCTGGCCGATGCTGAGGCAATCAAAAAAGAAGCCAGAGAGGCTTGACCTCCCTGGCTTCTGTCTATGTTTCCGACATTGATGTCGGGATCATCTTATCTCATGAGTCTGTTGACTTCCTTCTGAACTGCATTGTAGTTGTAACCAGCCGCCTGCAGCTTCTTCTTTCTGGCATCTCCATTTCCCCACTTACCTGCGAGGACTTCCTTGGCCACGGCAGTTACGTTTTTCTTTGTGGAGCTTCCGCCTTTGGCCAGGCGATTGACTTCCGCCTGCACTGATGCATAGTCATATCCTGCTGCCTGGAGCTTCTTCTTGCGATCATCGCCGTTTCCCCACTTGCCTGCGAGGACTTCTTTTGCGATTTCTGTCGTGCTCTTTTTTGGAGTCGAGGCTCCGCTTGCGAGACGATTGACCTCTGCCTGCACTGCTGCGTAATCGTAACCGGCAGCAGTTAATCTGTTCTTTCGCTCATCGCCATTGCCCCATGTGCCTGCCAGCACTTCCTTGGCCACTGTGGTGACGTCTTTCTTTCCGGATCCGGAAGCCTGGGACTCTGCAGCGTATCTGAGGACGTTGGTCCATGGATAGTTGCGGTAGCTTCTGATCAGGAACTCTTTACCTGTCTGGTCGCCAGGTTTGCCGCCTGTTGCGGTTCCTTTTTCGTTGATGCTTGCCTCTACCTCTTTGCCGTTGCCGCAGTACATTGCGGTGTGGTGTGAAGTGTTCAGGAGAACGTCTCCACGGAGAAGCCCTGCGCCGGTCGAGCGGTTTACCTTGCTGGTAACGTCAACGAATCCGCATTTTTTGAATACCGCGAGCATGTTGCCGGTGTAGGTTGCGCCTTTGCTCTTGACCGGGATTCCTGCGTTCTCGCACGCCTGGATCACTGCTGCGGAGCAGTCAAAGTCTCCATGCTGTCCCCATCTGTATGTCTGGTCGTATCCGTGTGAGTCATCTCCGGCCCATGCTTCCATCTGTTGTACTGCTTTTTCTATCTTGCTCATTTCTGCTCCTTCCTTGTCGTATTCAGTGAGTTTGTACTGAGTGATCAGTTGGTAGTTGCTTTCGACGTATGTGCTCGATGTGGCATATCCGTCGTTTTTGATTGTCTGCAGGTATTCCTTCGGATCCGTGATTCCTTGCAGATTCTGGTACCTCTGCAGCTGGATAAATTCAAAGTATCCCTTGACGCCTTCCTCCATGCTGTCGTAAACCCTGAAGTTATCCTTGATGGTCGTCAGGGTTCCTGGCTGGTATTCCTCCTGGGTGGTGAGGTTGACACTCTTGCCGGTCCATTTGGAGCCGCATTTCATTCCGAAGTAGTTATGATACTTGGATGCCAGCTTGCTTTCTCCCCATCCGGATTCCAGGATTGCCTGGGCGATGATGGGACTGTGTACCAGGATTCCGTATGCTCTCGCGTACTTCTGCACGTGCTTAGCTATGTCTTCGATGAATCTCTGCTGTTTCTCTGTGATTGCCATCTTGCATACCTCCTAAATAAAAAAGGGCAGCCTGGTGGCCGCCCTGGGTGCTTTGTGCTTCTTATTCCTCTGAATCGTCGTCGGATCCGATGTTTGCGGAGTCGGTGAGTCCTTCTCCGATGATGTATGCCACGACGGATGCTCCGGCCATGATGAGTGCCGTTACCTGTGTGGCTGTGTTCTCTGCGCCTCCTGTGGCTACGATCATCATTGATACGAATGATGCCACTGCTGTCCAGAGTTTTCTGCTTGTCAGTTTTCTTTTCCAGTCGATGTTTTTCATGATGTTTGTTCTCCTTCCTCGATGATATGTTTCAGTGCCTGCTCGTTCAGAAAGTTCTTTTGTTCGTGCTTGACCTTCTGAGCGTAGTCCAGGGCTGCGTGCATGTCTCCATTGCAGTGTGCATCCGGGATTCTCTGCACGGCTCTGGCTGTGGCCTCTCCGAGCGCTATGGCTGCGTTCACGCTGTTGATGATGCAGAGCTCATTCTTCTCTCTGATCTGTTCGCGTTCGTCCAGCTGTTTCTGGCGCTCCTCGCGTTCCTCTTTTTCGTTGTCCGCACGCTTCTTGAGATTCTGCTCGATGAGCCAGAAACAGAAGCCTGTGAACGCGGATGGAATGCTGGCGGCCACGACGATTGTTGTCATGTCCATTGGTTCCTACCTCCCTCCTGCATTTAATTTGCTGCAGCTTCTGCATGGCTGCTGGCCTGCCGGGATAAAATAAGCCACGCACTCGCCGCAGGTACCGAAGTACCGACAGCTTTCCGTGCATGGCTCGTATGTCCTTCTGCAGGTGTTATCTGGATTCCGGTGCAGACACTGGAATCTCTGGCTCTTTCTTTGAGGCGATGATCTCCTGCATTTCTTCATCTGTGATCCATCCTCTCTTGACTGCGTTCTTCAGCATTGCTTCAGACGCGCGTCCTTCCTGGTATAATCTTTTCAGTCTTTCATACATTTTACTCACCTCCAAGAATCGCGAGCGTGATGTCGTCGACGCTCTGGTTGATCGACTCGATCTGAGCCTGCTGCTTTGTGACGGTCTTTGTCAGGATTTCCAGCTCTGATGGCTGTTCTCCGGATGCTTCCGCCTCCTTGGCATTCTGGATCCACGTCTCTGTATCTGCTGCGACCGCTGCAGCGAGGCCTTCTCTGTAGATCGTGTCTACTGTGTAGCGGTCAAATGTGAAGTATTCCTGTGGCTCCTGGTCTTCTCCTGAAGCCTGGCGTGTGAATGGTCCCTGGATATTGTCATATAAAATGACGGTGCAGGATCTTCCTTCGATTGGCGGGAGCGCCTCAATTTCAAACTGCGACGCAGGCCTGATGTTGCTTTCTGTCTTCATCAGCGATTACTCCTTTCAGATGCTTAATATTAACAAACGGCCGCACCCACTTCTCGTAGAAGCGCTGGCTGTCTGAATTCACGATGTATCCGATGTATGAAACCATGGCGTGCGCGTTCCGGATGGATGCGTATGCAGCTCTGGCGATCGTCCTGGCTTTCCGGCTGATCCTTAGCATGATCGACTTCCGGATGGTTGTCTTGTTCGGATGGAACTTGAAACCTAAGAAGTCAAGCGGGCGCTTGCTCAATATAAAGACCTGCCAGTTGTCCTTGACGGTCTGCTTCGTGGCTTTTACTTCGGCTTCGATGAATTCGAGAGCTTTGTGCAGTCGTCGTTTGCTTGAATCAAACAAGACCATGTCATCCACATATCTCACGTTGTGCGCGGCTCCGGTTTTCTCGGCGACCTTGTGGTCGATGTCCTGAAAGAAAAAGTTGCAGAACCATGGCGAGGTAAAGAGCCCGACCGGGATGCCTACCGCATCGGTCTCCGGCAGCAGTCTTTCGTGCGTGGCCATCGGCTGTTGAAAGCTCGCGATGATCCGATCTGCCAGGCGCAGGAACTTCTTATCTTTTATCCTGCGTTGCAGCTTCTTCCGGAGTTCTTCGTGGTTCATGGTTGGATAGCATTTTCGGACGTCCAGCTTCAGGACGTACTTGGTATGCTTCGGATCCTTCCTGATCCACTTCTCGATCGCGGTCTTTGCTCCGTGCGTTCCTTTTCCAGGTACGCATCCGCAGCTGAACGGATAGGCGCTATGCAGAACGATCTGTTTGAAAATGCGAACAAATGCGTGATGCACACACTGATCTGGCCAGAATCGCGGGATCGCGATGTCTCTGGTCTTCTTCTGAATGCCATCGTTGATTCGCCGCATCGTGTACTTGGCTGGTATGAAGGCTTCCTCATCCAGCATCCTCTGCAGCTCCAGTGCGTGTCCATCGATGTCCTCCAGGACCTTCTGGACTTCTTTGCGCTTCCGCTTATGTCTCGCCGCGTCCTTGATCGCTTCCTTCAGGTTGTCGATGTCTCGGACGTGCTCGAATAAGTGACCGACTCGCTTCGTGTATTTGATTGGTGGTAGCTTGTCTTGCTTTTGTGTATCTTCCATGAATGGCTATCTCCTTTCAGACTCTCTTTGTTAGCCTCGCTGACTTTCCAGCTCCATTCCTGGCGTACTAACCAGCGCCATTCGCGGCCTATTTTTACCAAGGGGTAAGGAAGCGCACCTGCGGCATTATCTTAACGAATAAATCGATGATGCCATAAAAAATCGAGAATCTAACAAAGTGGGCGACCGCCGATGTTCCAGTTCGTATTACCCGTACCGTTGTTACAGTTCCGGTAGAAAGGCCCGGCATTCGTACCGTTGTTCACGCGACCGCCAGAGATCACCAGCGTTCCTCCTTCGGAGGAATAGTAATAGTCTCCGACGTAGCTGTCTGCTCCGCCTCCTACTTCTACCGGCATTTCGTACTCCGGATGCAGGCTGTCGAATCCCATCTTTTTGATGAAGCCTTCATTTGTCGGGCATACGTAGCCGAGCTTCTGGTAGTCTCCGGTGTATGTGTCGTCCGCGTAGCTTGCGCGTTTATTGCAGCAGTAATGCTGGCGGTTCTTGATGTTGACTCCGTCACGAAACTGCCACATGTTGCCGAACCAGTCCTCGATCCATAAGAAACGGACTGCACGTCTGGATCCGAGCTTTGTTCCTGTTGGCCCTTCGGGATCCTCCAGGCATCCGTTCGGACTTCTCATGGCTGTGGTCTCACCGGTGTTCTGAACGCATGACCAGATCACGTTGCCTTCTGCGATATCCGCTGGAGGTCCGTCGAAGTAGATTTCTGTCGCTGCCTCCACCTCTGTGGAAGTTTTAAATTCTGTGATTGTTCTGCCCCATACGATACTGTGGTTCCAGAGAGCTGTTCCGATGGCGATCTGCTGGCCTGCGAAGAACTGCGCAGCTCTGTCGCTTGCGATCGTGATGCAGTTGGTTGCCTTCTTTGTTTTCAGAGCCTTGTCGTCTCCATTCTCTCTGAATCCGGTACGTCCTGCGCCGAGGATTCTCTGTGCCTGGGTTCCTGCGAACATGATTATAAATAAATGGTCGAGCAGGAACATGTTCCATACGTCGTCAAGCTGCCAGCCTTCTCCTTTGTTTCGGCTGCGGGTTCTGAAGGTTGCCCTGGTTACCTCTGTGAGCGGTGTCGCTCCGGCAATCGAACGGATGACGTCCTTGGCTCCTGTGGCTGCATCTTTTCCTGCGGATCCGTTGAAGATCGGGATGTAGATCTTGTCGCTGATGCTGCTTCCGTCTGTGAATGCAGGGTTGACGTGCAGGCCATCCACCGGTGCAGATGATACCCAGCGGTATTCCCACTCTACTCCATCGCTATCCGTCTCAAAGTAGCGGGATGTATAGCAGAGCGGCATTTCCAGCATGACGTCTCCGTTATCTCCGGTCCAGGAGAAGTTGGCGTCTCCCAGGTATGCGGTGACTTTTCTGTCTTCTGAAAGGTTGCACGGTCTGCAGGCATTGTATGGATATACCGACTTCATGAAGTCGTTCTGGACGTCTCCGGTTCCGACTGCTGCCTTGGCTGTAAGGCCGACAGCTCCACCGAGTCTTTCCCAGCTCTCTGCGCCGCAGCTCTGCTGGGCGACTTTCTTTCTGGCTCCGTATTTCTTCACGGCCGCCTGCTCGATGATGGTTACTCTGTCCGCCAGCGCTTCCAGATCGCTCTGCAGTGCCAGGCCTCCTGCGGTCACGATTGTGACGCTTGATGCGTTGGCTACCTCCAGGTAGTAACTCATGGAAATGACGGACGGGATCACGCCATTGTATGCTGGCATGTAGTCGCTGGTGCTTGCGGTTGCGATGCTGTATAAGATTTCGCCATCGTCCGGATCCTGTGCAAAGATACCGAACTCGCGGATTTCATATCCTGATTTCAGGACGTCCGTGTCGCTGGTCTTATTTGTGATCGCTACCTTCAGAACGAGTGTACTTCCGTTCTGGATCTCTTTGCTGTGGATTGGCAGTGTCTGCACTGGTGCCTTGAGTGACGTTCTGGTGTCTGTTGCCTCTCCGGAGCTGTACTGACCGGATCCGGTCTGCGCCTTCGTGATCTTGATTGTGCATCTGCCCGCCTGGGCTTTTGCCAGGAGCGCTTTTCCTTTTGTGGTCAGTTTACTTGGATTCCAAATAAGCATTGATTTATTCCTCCTTTATGACTGTTGTTGTCTGATAGTCGATGTTTGCTCTCATGGCTGCTCTTTCGCTTTGTGAGAGGTCCGCTTTGCCGGTTTCTGCATTCAGCGCGTGGGTGCTTTCCTCTGATGCATTGGCTGGCCCGACATCGATGGTGCCGGATGCCTCCGTGGCTCCCTGATTATCATTCAGGACGTATGTGCTTCCTTCGGTGCCGGTTGCACTTGCGATAAATGCTCCGGCCGTAGCTTGGGCGTCTCCTGCTGTGGTGTTCAGAGCGTAGGTCTCTGTAACCGGTGCGGCGACTGCTGCCACGTTCATTCCTTCGGTTGCGTCTGTATCTGATATCTCGTGATTGCTCACGGTGCATTCATTTATTGCTGTGATGTAGGTGGCCATTGTTGCTGCTGAGTGGAGTTCTCGCAGCGCGGTCACCCTTCGGATGTGGGACTTTGAATTCTTGACCTTTTTAATGACCGAGGTCAGCTCGTTGATGATGTCTTTTGTCATCAGCGCCTCTGTTTCCACATCGAATGTGTTTGCTTCGATCGGCGGCTCGGTAAAGTCGAACCACTCGATCAGTCTCGCATCGCCTCCGAACACTGAGGCGATCAGTTCCTCTGTTGCTTTGACTGTTCCGGCTTGCGTGTACCACTTGAGCGTGTTCTTTATGATTGAGCGCTTTGTCTCGATGTCTGCGCCCTGGTCGTAGTACATGGCTCGCATCTCCACGGCCAGGTAGTCCAGCGTGGATTCTGCCAGGTGGTCGATGTCGCAGGAGCT